TAACCGATGATCCTCCGGAAATTCCATGCAAATTTAGATCGTGTTGCATGTCATGTTGATGGCTTGGAATTTCATTAACGGTAAGTTTATGTACATACTCGCCGCCTGTTTGGCCGGCCGTAAATGACATACATTTGATTTTGCTTAAGTATGTCATTTACTGCCGGTTCCATAGGCGGAACTTACAAAGAAAAATTGACTGTAGAAAATCTACCTTCACACGATCATGCATTGCGGTTAATGGTTAATACA